TGTTGCAAGCTCGAAAATATAAGACTTTTCAACGAAGAGAACTGCCTTTCCTTCTGCTACTGCTGCAGATTGGAATACCTCTGTAGCGAATGGGAATACATCGCTAACATATGCGCCAGATGCAGTTAATACAGTTGTTGAAGGCATAACCTTTTGGAAGTAATCTGTTGGGTTAACAACTAAGATTACTTTTGTAATTACACGTGATTCACCAGCTTCAGTCTTTGACATCTTAGCAATTAATTCGCCATATGTCTTTGGATCAAAGGACTTAACAACAACAGGTGTTTTTTCAGGATATCCAGTAGTTGTGCTGAAACTTACCCCTTCATGGATATCGCGAATTAAACCAACTGGTTGCTTCACGCCAGTGCCATTAATTACACCATCTTCAATTCCAAGTGCTAAAGCTTCTTCTAAGCACTGACGAACATATGCATCTAACCATGTTGGCCCAAGTTCGATGTAATCCTGAGATAAGAGTAAGAACGCTGTTAATTTAGCCGCAACTAGATCAGCTACTGCTAAATCACCCTTGATTTCTGTCTTAATTTCATCTGTGATTTCACCCCAAACAGCCTTAGCCAACTTTCCTTTTCTCTTTAAAATCTTAGTGATTGCTCCGACAACTGTTGGATTGATTGCGTTGATTAATGGGTGGTCCTTCTTAACAGATTCAAGAACACGTTCTACAACGGTAATAGGTAATGCAGGACCTGCATTAGTTGCATTCAATACCTTCTTATCACGTACACTCTCAATTAATGCATTGTAGAACTTTGTCTCTTCTGAAGTTAACGCATGGATTCCACGTCTATCTAAAATTGATTGATCATGTGTTTCTTGATACTGTTCAAAATCGGTGCGGATGTTGTTCTGGATTTCTTCCATCCATCCCTTCAGCGCATCCTGTACCTGTGTTTCATCACCATCTTTCATTGATGCGAGAAGCGCCTTTACTTTTTCGTTGTATGTTGCTGTTGTTTTAATCATCTAAAAATCCTCTCTTTCTTTTTTTTATTTGATGATTGCATTTAAAAAAGTGCCTAACATCGTTTTTTGTTCCGGCACTTCATTTGTTGCTTGAATGTGTAGTCCATCTTCGTCAAGATATACTTCAATTTGTTCTTTGTTTTCATTTTTGTTTAACGGTTGTTTTTGAACCAATGAATCAAAAATCAATTTTCTTGCAGAATTCATTACATTTTCTGATTCCGGAACATTTCCAATTTCTGAAGCGAATCCTTTTTCGAGTGCTTCTTCTGGAGTGATCCACGTTTCATCATCCATCATTTTCTTAACTTCATCTATTGTGATGTTGACATGTTCCATATATGTCTTGATAATCTGCTCATTTATTTTTTCTAAATCATCCGCTTCTTTTCGCAATTGTTCAGCATTGCCAACTGTATAGGTAAGCGCATTATGGATCATTAGCAAACTTGAGTTATTAATAATTCTTTCAGCGCCAGCCATGAAAATCATCGATGCAGCAGAACATGCAAATCCATCAATCATAGTTGTTACATGCTTTCCACATGTTTTCAAAGTGTTATAGATTGCGAGACCTTCCGCAACTTCACCACCATATGAATTGATGCGAATGTTAATGTTAGAAATATTTTCAGGTAATGCCTTGATTGCCTGAACCATTCCAACTGCTGATGTATCACCATCTGTCCATGGCCATGATGTGATATCACCATAAATACAAATTTCTGCTGTTTGGCCAGTTGTTACTAAATCATAATATTTTTTCATTCATTTACACCTTTCGAAATGTCATCTGCGTTTGCATAGTTTTTGGTCATGTAATACTCATTAGCCCAATCTTCATTTATCTTGGCATCTCCAAGCTTTTCTCTAACATCATTTGGACTATATGCGCCAGAACCAACAAGCCCACTAATATTTGCAGATAGTTTCAATATATCTTGTACCTTGATAGTACTTGTATCAATCTCAATTCGATCTCCTTTGATATATTCATCATAAGAAATCGTTTTTCTATTTAACTCTTGTTCTATTACTTTCGCATGTGGTGCAATAACCAGAGTTATCATTTCATCAAACACTTGATCAGAGTTCGTGATATTGCCATAGAAAATTGATTGTGGAATCTTGAATATCTGGGCAACGGTATCAAAAATATCTTTTCTTAGATTACGAATATCATCAGAATTTTGTGACGAACCCTTTGCAAAATCTGTAATTGATGTCCCTTTATATTTCGGCATTACAGCATTAGGTGATGTCATAAATGACTTCATACTTTCCTTTAGTTGTTCTTTAAACTTCTTCTCATCATCGTCGCTTCCAGTCTTTACAGCCTCGAATTCAAGAAGAAGCTTCATGCCATTCTTATTCTTATATGTTTCTAAAGCAAATTTCATCAACTCGCCATATTCAGAATACATAATTTCAACATATCTCTTTAATTCGATATTTTCGAAATTAAAGTGAAAAATATCACCTTCTGAATAATTCTTGTTTAGAGTTAAACTATCAACCACAATTCCATTGTACTTGTTTTCTTTCATTGGATATTTTTTTATCGCATAACTATCTGCTACTTGATAATTCATAAATCCATTTCTTTCATACGGAATTACAATTGCTCCATTTTCGCACTCATAAGAATTTCTTATAACCTTTTGCCAAAACTCTGCAGCGGTCATATTTGCATTTGGTGATAAGTTCATTGCATATGTAAATTCATTTGGTGCTTCTTTGCCTTTGACATATCGTTTAATCTTGCATCTGCTTAATAAATCAGCAATCGTTGACATCGCGATATGTAGCGCAAGTTCTTTCATGCCAAGACCGTCTCGCAATTCCTCTGATTTTATCGCTAATTCTAAAATAGAATAACCGTTATTTTTTCGACCTAAAAAATCAAACAGTCCCATTTCTCCCTCTCCTTTCTAAAACGTCCAAACTTCAGGAATAACAGTTGACTGTCTGCTATCCACTAATTTATCAGCACATGTCATCGAATGAACATATGCCATAAAGAGGTCGTTCTTACGACTTCGACGTTCTATTTTGTCATATTTGTAATTTCCATTTGCAGCTGGTATCAATTTTGTGTTGTTGATTGACCATCTAAAACACGGATCATCACCAGCACATAACTGGTGATTTACAAATATTGAATTAATCGGTTGAATTGCCAGCATGATGTCGCTTGGTCTAACCAACTTCACCAACTCTTTATCACTCGCATTAAATCCGGCATGTTCAAACGCTTCTCTTAATGCACTCCATCTGTAACTATCCACCGCCAGCATTACAATATTGAATTTAAACGAAAGCGCCCAATCAACAATTAATTCTGGATAGATTTCGACATCATCAATCACCGTCAAGCAATCATTCATTTCAAATGTTTTGATGGCATCTTGATTAATGTGGTCCCAATCCCCAGATTTTCTACATAACCAAGCATGTTTCACTGTGTAATATTTATTTTTTTCAAAGTCTCTAAATGTAAAACACGCTCCCGCCATATCAGTAGTCTTTGTAAAGTCCACACCTAAAATGCAAGGCATCTTCCGAAGTTCTTCCAGTGGTGGAAGCTCTTGATTTGTAGCTTGAATATTTTCCCAGGATGTAACTGGGTCTTCTTTCTTTTCAACAGGTAAATTCATTCGCAATGACATAAACGATGAATTTGTAACAGGGTCCTTTTTATACTCGGCATACTCCTTTTCAATTTCATCCTTTAAACTTTTAAAGAAATCAATTGATGGATTGGCCATAATCCAATTCTTTGGATCGTGTACTTCTTCTTTATCATTCAATGAATAAATAAAAAATAACGTTCCGTTATCGTAAACATTGTTGAATAATATTTCTTCTGCATCATTCAGGTACTTATCAAGAGGTCCGCCACGCTTATCTCCATTTGTCGAAGTCATTAAACTTCTTGGATCAGATCTTGCATTTCCATTCATATCAAACTTCTGCTTACCTAATCCAGTTCTGAATACCCTGATATTTCCCCAATCATCAAATTCTTCAACTTCATCCAGATATACCATTCCAGAACGTAGACCTTGCTTTGACTTTGGACTATTCGTTCTATAGCGTAGAACAGATTTTGTTGTTTTATTTACAATTCGCTCTTTTGTCCACGTCCATTTATCTTGGTAAATTTCAGGATGTGAATCCATCATTTCAAAAATATCATTGAATGATGTTTTAGCTTGGTCTTCTGCGGTAGCACACGTATCGATGTCATATCTTACGATTCCATTTACCGGTGTCATCAAGCAAAAGAATTCAAAGGATGCATATCCGTTTTTTCCATTTCCACGCCCAAGATATAAATATAAATCTGGCCATCGAAGACTTTCGTCCGAAATCCTTCTGACACAGTTGTGCAAAACAAATGCACATTTTTCCCATGGCATTAATTTAAATGGAAATAGAATCTCAAATGACATATAATTTTCAACTTCATCAAGTCGTATATATATGTCTCCCTTTGCGAACTCCTTTTCCACTAATGATATCAACGCTTTAATGTGCTTATTTGTTCTTATCTTTTTTTGCTTGATAGCTTTGAAATAATCCCAGATTTCAGGGCATTGTTTAACATCTTTACATAAGTGCGATTGCTTTGTCTTTTGCGGTTGGCTTTTTCTTGGCATCTTTCTTACGTAACAGCTGCGCTCTTGCAAGCACTGTCAATCCTAATTGTTTCTCATATTCCAAAGCATCGGAAATCAATACATGTCTTTCCTTCACCAAAGCATTTCGAATGGCGTTATTCGTAGTTTTATTAATTTTCTTTGTCAGCTTATCTCTTTCTGCAATCAAAT